CTATTCCTTTGCAAAGAGCCACAGGAAAAAGGTTGTCGTAAAAGCCAGCCCCCAGAATTGCGCCGCGACTGAATAATCAATATCGGGAACAGGCTTATCCTGAGAAACTACCGAAGACTGTAATTTAACAACTTCTGACTTCGGTAATTTCAAAGTGACTTCATCGCATCCGTCAGGGCTGCCAAAGCTCATATTCGGATTGCAATATTTTGTCCTGATGATTACCTCATCTGACATAAAAGTATCGCCTTAACTCATTCTAATAATTCAAGCAGCATATCAACGTTATACCCTTTAGACTGCTCACCTGTCTGCTTATCAGTGTATGGGAAACTCCGTTCATAACCAGTAATACGGCAATGTACGTCTGTAATTTCATCACCAATACGGCCTAATGGTTTCTTTGATTTAATACGAATGACAGGCGGAAAGCTATAAGCATCAGCCGCAGGAGAACAATTGTTGTATATAAAACCGCCACTATTATTAAAGCGTTTAATCTTTCCGGTAACAGTAGTTTCTAAATTAAGTAAATACTCATAATAACACCTTATATTCTATGCAACTCGTAAATGAGACGGTTTTACATACCACGATGGAATAACACAATCAGAAAACTTAATCTCTCGCGTTTGCTTGACAACAACAGGAGAGAATTTCGAAACATTACATTTTTGCGGCAAATGTCAATACCAATCTTGCGGAGTCTTGCTCGATGAATACGCACTTGATTTTTACTTAAATCAAAAATATGACCATGAAACCATTGGATCGCATACATAGCTGTAGTATTAGCTGCCCGTGTAGTTTCAACTATTCCACGGGTAATAAGATGTTCACTAATAGTTTCAAAATCCATAGCATTCACCGATAACTTTTCATCAAGAGCCAGAAAATCAGAATGTAACTTATTTAAGACAGAATAATCAGATAACCCCCAAAAACCTAGAGAGTGCTTTTGAATAAAACGAGACTTCAATTTTTGTTCAAATCTGACTATTCCATTTTCCTTACAATAATCAATCACACTAACAATATAATTAAACTCTTTTGACTGCTCAGAGAATTTATTTTTTATTTTAATAAACTATGTAACTCAATCTCATGTGACTTATTATATACAGTCGGATAAATAAGATTAACATTCCCTTTTTTAGACAACCAGTCAACAGATTTACCGTTTGAATGCAACCGTGGGACACTATTCCTATAGGGTTGAGTCGAAAGCCCTGAATATAATCATCCTCATTCCCTTTGCCAACAGATTTATTAGATGTTATATGAGCTCTTTAATTAACGCCCATCAGTTTACCATATGGGCTTTTTCGGTTTCTTTAGACTGACCGGGCATTAATCGAGTGCATTTGTGAAAACAGGCAATTTAAGATCAAGAAGGATCTTATTGAAAACCATAACGCAAGCATCAACAGTAGGTAAGCCAAATAAATTATCAAGCCGCCCCCACCGCGAGGGGTTGCCCGTCATTTTTAGAACAGATCCACGGATAGAGATAGAAACGACATCACAGAAAGATCCCCGTGCTGAAAAGTTGGCTGAGAAAGCGCACTAGCCTCACCACTTTCAAGATGAATACGCTGGTAAGCAACATCCGAGAGAATAGGAAGTTGAAAGCCGAAATCCTGTTCAATACTTAACCAGTCGAAGAACATAGCGCCCTTTCTTAGATTCTCAGAATTATTTCATGGTGCTTTTATAAGACCTGAGAAACTAAGTGTCAACATTTCTAAGAATTTAGAGATATGATGCAAAGCTAGCAGAATGAGGAAAGAGCATGCCTACAAAGCACATAAACGATGTTCAATGGCGAAAAATAGAGAAAGAAACCGTTAGAGCGGTATCAACCCTAGCTGTTCCAGTTAAAGATACCAAAATGCTCGAATGGATAATCGCCAAAGGGTTAGAGACGATCACAGAAGACGACTACCGCAAGTTCCTGAAGACAGAAAGCAAAAAAAATAAGCGAGCAGGGAAAAAATACGGGAAACCGTACTAAAGTTCGGGTGTCACAGAACCCGAACCGCTTCGCGGCGAAAAACGAACAACAGCAGAGCTTGCGAAATCGGAATTAAGATAAGCTGGACGTCAAACGATTAAACAAAAATACGCCATTATGCAAAGATCAAATGACACACTCTAAAAGGTATAGGTAATGAACAAAGACCAGATAATACAAGTACTTAATGAAACAGAGAATGACAGCCCCGTAGCAAGAGCAGAATTAGCAAGATTCCTCGTAAAAACAATCTACAATTTTGTAAAAATGGAGAGGCCAGAAGGTGAAGGTCTGGACGGACGTGATGGCCAGAAAGGCGCAGCATGGGAAAAATTGTAGATGCGGCAGAAAACCACTACTTTAACATGATAAAAGAAAGCCATGAAAAACAGGGAATTGGAAGAAAAACCCTGAGGAATGACGCCCTAATGCGCATAATGACGTTATGCTAAAGAGGCCGCTGCGGGATTCTATTTTCGCAGCGGCCTTTTCAACATAACGAGTCAAACATTATGCGCACCGGTGCGCAGATAAGCGCGTTCGGAAAGAATTTGTTGCCGGATACCAGGAAGAAACAAACCGCACCCCGGGTTGATGTGAAAGCCTGTCACCGGCGATCGCCATTCTGTCACACACGCTGTAAGGCATCAATTTCATCAACTGGCCATGTCGATGCCTGAATGACCTGCGGCCGCAAAAAACAGGCTTTGCAGTGACGGGAATATTATGGCTGACGCCATAACGCTTTCTGAGTCCTCGCTTCGCTGCGGGGCTTCCGGCGCGAAGCGCCTCCCATGCCTGACGGCATAAAAACCAGATATTCCGCCACGTCACCGCCTGTATGCGTCCGTCGCCACCATCACCGCGCGCGCTCCTCGTGGAACTCGGTGCGTGCGCGGCGCTGGCGCGCCTGACTTTTTTCGCCTGTAACACGACGAGGATATCCGTCTTGTTCTTCTCGTCGGACGAACTGGAGAGCCAGCCTTTCGGCAGGAAACTGAATCCGGTATCGGCGTTCGTGACCTTAGATTCAGCCAGGCCACCCAGCAGAATAATATCCCCGTCAGCCGCTGAGACCTCCGTATTAACCTCACGCTTAATCAGCGTCGGGCTGTTATTCACGCCCGTATCTGTCTTCGCAAAACTGGAAAGCTGCTGCTTAATCACAAGGTCAATGTTGTCAGTCCGGATTTGCGGCTTCACGTCGAGGATAACGCCGCTGGAACGGTATTCAATCGACTGTATCGGCCTGTTGTCGGCGTAGCTCACCTGACCCAGCACCGGAACCTCATTACCAACTGAAAACGTGGCTGACGCACCATCCTTCACCCTGAGCCGCGGGGAACTGACGACATGAAAACGGCTGTCCGTCCTGAACAGCTCATACAGCGCATCGAGAGAGCCGGTATTCACCCGGATAAAGTTGTCAAAACCGCCGGACGTGCCAATCTGAATGTTCAGCTTGCCGGAAAGCAGCTTCGCCGCCAGTGCCAGCCTGAGCCGTTACGCTCGCTGGTCTGAACCTCAAACACGTAAGCGGCGACAATCACTTCCTCAGAAGCGTATCAATCAGCGGTAACAGCGTCTGCAACCGCTTAATCTCTGACTTCCGGCCATAATAAACCAGCACATCCCCGGTACGGTTCATAAAGTCCGATGCCGTACCTGCTACAGCCGCTTCCGGCGAGATCTGCCCGGACGGTAACGAATTACGCTGACTATTAAACTGCCCCGTAAACTGCCCGGCCAGAATATCCGACAAATACGCCACGGAACGGAAGCGAGGCCGATAAACAAAGGTTTCCTGCGGCGCCACATACGCTTTAGGCGTGAATGGTGCCACGTAATCGATGCCCTGTTTGTTGTAAATCGCAATGTTCATGTTGCCGAGATAGCGCTTAATGAATGCCCGTTCATCGATATCCGGCGTGATACGGAACGTCACCACCTTGTCAGATTTGGCAAGCTCCGGGTCAAGCATAAAAGGCTTGTCGAACACCTGAACATAAATCATGTTCAGCGCCTGCGGCAGCGGAACGGCGTTAAGCTCCAGACTGACGCCCTTCGCTATAACCAGCCCCGGAACCAGTAAAAAAAGTAAACCTGTTATCAGCTTCATCGTATCGCCCCTGAATAAACCGTCACCGTTTCTCCGTCGATTTCACCCGTCATCATCATGCCGTCAAAGCTGAACTGAGAAGCCGGCTCTATACGCAGCCTCCCGGACGTGTCAGCCACGACAACCCACGCCTGACCATCGCGTTTAAGCCGTCCGGCAAGCCGCCATTTGTCCGAGACAACGGGCTTAACTGGCGCAGCAGGAACTGAAACCACAGTGTTATTTCCGGCGGGTAAAACTTTTGTCTGCTGTTCAGGCTCTGAACTACCGTTTGACGTGAAAAACCAGAACAGATAAAAAATGGCAATTACCGCCAGAATCAGTAACCCGGCGGCTTTAAACCACAGCATTTTAGAACTGAAAATATTCTGGCGTTTATCAGTGACAAGCTCCCTTCCCTGCCCGTTCTCATGGGATTTATATAAAGGAAATATCGCCTTGTCATATTTATTCTGATAACTGTTCGTCAGATTCGACTTAAACAGCTTGATGCCCGTAAATACGTCAACCCGGTAACGGTTATGCAGCCCCAGCGCCACATGCTTACTCATGCGATACGTGGTTTCCACCCGGTCTTTGATGAATCGCGGAAGGTTGGCAACAGACTGATTCATAACCACTAAATCGCAGGTCACGCCTGTCTTTTCATCAGCGAAATGACGATGTTCTGCAATGAAAGAGCGATGATTTGTGGGATTCCTTTATCGCTCTCCCATATGCGCCATGCTTCATCAATACAGATTAAATCCCCCGGACGGCAGAACGTATCATCCGCAATGCCTGAATCCGTTTTGTAGGGAAAGAAATTATCGTTCTGAACGTCTTCATTCTGAACAAGTAAAATTTCACCAAGTGATTCCCTGTCTGCCTTTTTAATATCAACGCAGTAATCATAAATACTTTGCGTGGCAAGGCCGTAAATATTACTGACAATGCGACGCCCAGCGATACAGGCGGGAATAATGACGCTTGCCACCACTTCGTAAGATTTACCGCTTCCGGGAATGCCCACATACGCAGAAATAGCCATAAATTAACCAATCAAAGGAATGCGACGAATAATAAAGCGAGTTAACAATGCTGAAAACATCAGTTTAATCCCTTCCGTGACCATAAACAGATTCACGAAATACCATACGCTGTCCGGCAATGACGAAAATAACCCGGCAATATCAACAGACTTAGGCAGCAGTGACGCCAGAACCGGAACAAACGCCTGTACGACAAAGTACAGGCCAAAAAACAGAATAAATTTGACAACCACCGTTCGCAGCACAAAACCCAGCGCCACGTTAAAGGCTGAAACCAGAATACCAAACATAACGCCTCCGTCACGCAGTCAGAATGATACGCAGCGAAATAATGCCCCAGATAAGCAGGAATACCGCTTTCAGAAGTGGCCTGATTTTTTCCAGAAGCTCGCAGTGAGAATCAATGGAATATTTATTGTCCCAGAGTTCGAACGACCATACCGGACACTGAACATCCTTCGATGAAATAATCAGATTTTTAATGTCCGGCATTAATTCCGTAATTGGCTTTAGAATTTCCTCACCTGTAGGCGGTTTTTCAAGTTCCGGCGCTTTAATGCCGGGGTCTTCGCCTAAATCAACAGAAGTATCGGTATCTGTGCCTGTACCAGGGTGTACACCTGTATCCGTTCCCGCACCGGGTCTGGCATTAACCCACGACTGAGGAACGACAACCGGACTATAAAGCAAGCCCTTATCAAGTTTTACGCCAACAGCATTAGCCGCAGCCGTCAGTTCAGCCGCCGTAAAAGGTTTATCAAGCGGTATCCCCTGATATCCTTCCTGAACAACAGTCTGACCTGCAAGGCCATTAATAAGATTAACCAGCGCAGCCGGGTTTAACTGTTCTTCCGGCTTGAAATCTATATTATCAATAACCTCGCCATTAATTACCTGAGGTAAAGTTGATGTATCAAATTCTGTATTAAAAAATATCTGGTCTTTAACATCCTGAACATCATTCGTCGTTTTATACACGGCCTTCTCAGGGTGGCAAATTCTTTTCCACTGCGTTTTGGGATTATCAGCCGTACTGCCCGGCGCAGGTACTTTCTCGCTTTTACATAAATCCCATGAATTTTCAAGCGTAACCGTTGTTGTCGCAACAGATAAAACAACAGTTACAATCGATGAATATCCACCAAAATAAGGATTCGGCTTTTCATACTGAAAGTCTTTAACGGAAACCGAATAAACCTTAAAATTTCTTGGCATCCTGATATGTAAGTTATTGTCGTCAGAAGCCTCATGATAAGTCACATTGGAATGAGAATAACCATTAATCGACTTATAAAGCGCAATCATTACCGGATTATCACTGACAAGTACAGCATCGCCCTTTGCATCCCTGATATCAGTCGAATAAGGATATTTAGTACCCTTTACTGACACACGATATACATCATTCGGAAATGGCTGGCTTATCGGCGGTGGTGCATCAATATTGTAATAGGTTGGCGCAATCTGAACAGGTTTAACCTGCTGATTATAAGGGTTTATCGAATCCTGAATATTCTTCGCAGAAAAGCCAGTAGCATCAGAGGGCAAATAAACAGCAACAGGGCTTTTAGGTGAAGGTGCAACAGAAGAAGTAACAGTAGCGCCATTGGACAAATTAAGTAAATAAGTTCCATCATCCTGTTTTATTCCACTTGTAATATATTCAACAGCTTTTGCGCCCTGCTTTAAAGCAAGGTCAGCAACGGAAATAACACCCGCAGCCTGCCCCAACAATCCCCATGTTGTCTGTCCGGCAGCCATCATATTACTGCCAAAACTTGAAATACCCGTAGATATCGAATCGTCAATTGTATGCTTCGCAAGGCCATAAGCAGCCGCGAAAACTGACGTTCCGGTGCAAAGCTGAGGGTTACCCACTTTCTCGCCACACATGCGGATTGAATCAAAAACGTCAGGACGTTCGCGTATAACCTCCGCAGCGACAGCGATACCCGCGCCCATACCGAGAGAACTGGCACCCGTTGCGAACACACGCCCCGCAGATTGAGAAACAACCTGAGCTTCACGGGTTTCAACCATTTGCTGAATTACACGTCCAAATCCGTCTGCTGTTACTGCATCAGCATGTACACCGGATGAAACCAGTAAGGACAATATAGTAATACCTAACTTTCCAGACCCTGAATGACCGCCCAGGCGCATAAAAGCCCCCATAAAAAACACATAAAATCAAAAAGATATTGAGCCATAAATATAAAGGGGCTGTTACGCCCCTTACCTTTATGAATTAAGCGCCACGAACCATACGCAAAATCCAGCGGACACCCGCAGAACCTGCATACAGAACAATAAGAGAACCCGCTACCGCCATAATTCCGGTCAGGACGGAACCGAAATTAACGCTGTTAGTCAGCGGCGTAAGGTCAATACCTTTACCACCAACAACATCACCTTCAGCAGCAAATACAGCAGGTGCAGCAACAGCCAGAGTAAAAGCACCAATACGGGTTAAAACCTGTTTAGTCTTACCAAACATAAAAACTCCTTTTATGCATTTCTTACGTGTTTAAGAATTTCACCTATTCCCTTTGCAAAGAGCCACAGGAAAAAGGTTGTCGTAAAAGCCAGCCCCCAGAATTGCGCCGCGACTGAATAATCAATATCGGGAACAGGCTTATCCTGAGAAACTACCGAAGACTGTAATTTAACAACTTCTGACTTCGGTAATTTCAAAGTGACTTCATCGCATCCGTCAGGGCTGCCAAAGCTCATATTCGGATTGCAATATTTTGTCCTGATGATTACCTCATCTGACATAAAAGTATCGCCTTAACTCATTCTAATAATTCAAGCAGCATATCAACGTTATACCCTTTAGACTGCTCACCTGTCTGCTTATCAGTGTATGGGAAACTCCGTTCATAACCAGTAATACGGCAATGTACGTCTGTAATTTCATCACCAATACGGCCTAATGGTTTCTTTGATTTAATACGAATGACAGGCGGAAAGCTATAAGCATCAGCCGCAGGAGAAACAATTGTTGTATAATAAAAACCGCCACTATTATTAAAGCGTTTAATCTTTCCGGTAACAGTAGTTTCTAAATTAAGTAAATTACTCATAATAACACCTTATATTCTATGCAACTCGTAAATGAGACGGTTTTACATACCACGATGGAATAACACAATCAGAAACTTTAATCTCTCGCGTTTGCTTGACAACAACAGGAGAGAATTTCGAAACATTACATTTTTGCGCAATGTCAATACCAATCTTGCGGAGTCTTGCTCGATGAATACGCACTTGATTTTTACTTAAATCAAAAATATGACCATGAAACCATTGGATCGCATACATAGCTGTAGTATTAGCTGCCCGTGTAGTTTCAACTATTCCACGGGTAATAAGATGTTCACTAATAGTTTCAAAATCCATAGCATTCACCGATAACTTTTCATCAAGAGCCAGAAAATCAGAATGTAACTTATTTAAGACAGAATAATCAGATAACCCCCAAAAACCTAGAGAGTGCTTTTGAATAAAACGAGACTTCAATTTTTGTTCAAATCTGACTATTCCATTTTCCTTACAATAATCAATCACACTAACAATATAATTAAACTCTTTTGACTGCTCAGAGAATTTATTTTTTATTTTTAATAAACTATGTAACTCAATCTCATGTGACTTATTATATACAGTCGGATAAATAAGATTAACATTCCCTTTTTTAGACAACCAGTCAACAGATTTACCGTTTGAATGCAACCGTGGGACACTATTCCTATAGGGTTGAGTCGAAAGCCCTGAAATATAATCATCCTCATTCCCTTTGCCAACAGATTTATTAGATGTTATATGAAGCTCTTTAATTAACGCCCCATCAGTTACCATATGGGCTTTTTCGGTTTCTTTAGACTGACCGGGCATTAATCGAGTGCATTTTGTGAAAACAGGCAATTTAAGATCAAGAAGGATCTTATTGAAAACCATAACGCAAGCATCAACAGTAGGTAAGCCAAATAAATTATCAAGCCGCCCCCACCGCGAGGGGTTGCCCGTCATTTTTAGAACAGATCCACGGATAGAGATAGAAACGACATCACAGAAAGATCCCCGGTGCTGAAAAGTTGGCTGAGAAAGCGCACTAGCCTCACCACTTTCAAGATGAATACGCTGGTAAGCAACATCCGAGAGAATAGGAAGTTGAAAGCCGAAATCCTGTTCAATACTTAACCAGTCGAAGAACAT